TCAAAAGCGAATACACATTATTGAATGCAAAATACAAAACAGAAGTTGCTGAAGCTAAAGCATTGGCAGAACAAGCCAAAGCCTCAGCAGCACTTAAAGAGAAACAATGGTCTGAACAACAGTTAAAAGCGGAGCAAAACTATAATGCTAAAATTAAACAGATTAAGTCTGATGCTGATATTGCTCAGTCCAGCGCTAACAGCTTGTCAAAGCAGCTCAAGATTGCAAACAGTCGCTTGTCCAGTGCCTCCAAAGAAACCATCGTTGAGTACACCATTGCCAACAGTGACATACTCGAAAACTGCATTACTGAATATCGAACAGTGGCAGAAAAAGCTGATGGGCACGCAGCTGATGCAGAGCGATTGAGCAATGCTTGGCCGTAAAAGCACTCTAATGAGTGCTATTTTTCCATCAATTATTTTCAAAACTTTTCTTGGACAATCTGAATATCTTTCAATACATGTCTAAAGCGATAAACATAGTCTGATGCTTCATTGTGAGTGTAAAACTTCTTTGCGTACTCAGTGTCTAAAGTCCAGTTGAAGCCTGTTGTGTAACTTTCATTCACGATATTGTATTCATCATCGTAATGCTCGTTTGTGATGTTTTCGAGGGTGAGATATCTATTATTCTTTTTGATGTAGTAGGGCAT